TTCAGCAGTGTCGGCGGTTTTGGCTTGGATTGTGTACCACTTCATAATTTTTCCTCATAAAAAAAGCCACGCTGTTAAAGCGTGGCTCTTTGATTAAATAATGTAATTATCCCATTTTTACAATGGCCGCTGTCGCACCAACAATAAGTGTAACAACACCTGCAATTTTCCAGAATAACGTATTTTCTGATTTTAAAACATCGGCTTTTGTTGCAGTATTTTCATTAACCCAGTCAATTGTTTTTCGTGTGATTGAATCAACATCTGATTTCATTGCGACATTTTCTTTAATAAACACTTTGAGCGATTCAATATCTGTTTTTAACGCAACTTTATCGATTTTAGCTTCCAGTTTGGTTAATTCAGAAGAAATGCTATTTTGTATTATAACATTCACACCATTTTGTAATGTTGCTAAATCATTCTGACAGAGCATATTGCGTTCAATAAGTTCTAACTGATTCCGAATGAGGTTCAGCTCAGATGAATGGAAGTTCTTTTGCTCCTGAATTTCATCAATAGTTGTTTTTGTACCTTGAATAACAGTGCTAACAACTAATAGTGAATCTTTAGATAATAAAACATTATTTTCCATCTGCTGTTTCTCCTTGTGAAGAGAATTTACTTAATTGTGTAACAATCTCATCAATAGAAGTAATAAGCCCTTGAGCCGATGAGAAGAATGCAGCCTTATCTACATTTCTCATAAAATCTTGAGATTCTAGTCCTGTTCTTAAAGAAAGTAACATTTCTTTAAGCATCTCACCTTTATGAATCTTATCTTTATAAGAGCCGCCATCAAGAATATATGCTAAAGCCAATCCTTTGACACAAACTTCTAATCCAATCACTCTGCTTTGTAAATTATCAATTGCAGAAGCTAAAGAAGATACTGTATTTTTAGTAAGATCTTCATTGTGTTCAGACATATTTATTTCTCCTATAAACCGATGTTTAAGGATACCACAAATAAAATTATTCATCTTGATTAATTTCGTTTTTCTGTGAAGAAAATCCACCGCTTGTTTCCACTTGGGTGTTAGTTAAATCCGTGTCAAACTTGAGACCCAATTCTCGGTTTTCGTCCACCTCAACTTTACGGCGACGTTTGACTTCTGCTGGATTGCTACCGCTTGCTCTTACGGCTTGGCTTTCCGTTGCCAATCCACCTTTAATGCGCTCTTTCCACGCTTGCACCTCTTTGGTTGGATCAATCCACGGCATCACTGGGCCACTGTAAACAGCGTTATAAAGTGACGCTGGATCAATATCGACTGGCACCTCAATTTCACCGCTAACAATCGCCATTTTTAACCATTCGCGGTAGATTGGGCGGGAGATATGTGCAACAAAGGTATCTTGTAAAACGGAGTACCCCTCAAAGCTCTCCACCAACTCTTGACGTTGGCTTGAGTAAGTGCCGTTATAATCTCGCGCAATACTTGAGTAACTTGAGCGAGTCCCCGCTGCTGTTGCTCTTAATTGCCCATTCCTAAAGGTTTCAAGGTTCACATTTGGGCGATTAGAATTGATCAACCCAATATCTTCGCCAGGCTTTAAATCATCAATGATTGCACCTGGAGCAATTTCAAAGTCGCGCTCAGGGCTATCCGTGCTGTACTCATCATTATCACCGTAAAGCGAGGAATCTCCTTTTTTGATGTACATCGTAAAGGCTGCAGCAATTCGTGCTGCGACACGCTCGCTCTCCTCGTAGTCTTTAAGGTCAGCAAGTCGGATAATTACACCGTGCAACATCGATACGCCACGCAATTGGTGCAAGCGCTTTTTAAACGCAAGGTGCAACATATTTTCTGCAGGCACTGATTTAACTCGCCCGTAAGTGCGGTTGTTTTCTTGTGGATTATTCATGTAAACGCGGTACGACTTAGGACGGCGCCATGCATCAAGCTCTACCCCTTGAATTAAATTTGCTGTATCAAGGGTATTCATCGGCACAAAATCAGGCTCTAGTGCCTCAAGGCTAAATGCGATTTTGGTGCTGTGATTGAGGCCAGCTACACTGCCTCGCACAAGTTGGATAAACACTTCCCCATCACGGAGCCACGTGCGTAACAACATCCGCTCAAGTTCAGGGCGAGTAAACTGCCCTGTTACTTCAGGACGAATAGACCATTCTGCCCATTTTTTGCGGATTTGCTCTGCCAAATCCTCATCAACATCACCGCTTAAATTTAGCGGCTGCGGCTCAATGTGTATGCCTCTGGAGCCAATCACACGCTCTTCCATTTTGTCCAAAATACCGATCACAATATCGTGATTTTGGTCTAACGCACGAGCCTGTTCTCGCAAACTTACCGCACTTTGTTTAGTCGATACGTTAGCGCCTTGGCTTTCGCGTTTTGCCTTATGTGTACGGCTTGGCATTGCTGCCTCGTATGCATTCATCACATATCGGCTTTTTGCTCGCTGTGCGCCCCATTTAGGCGAGATTGCGGCAATTGTTTTATCTAATATTCCCATCGTTTAAAATCTCGCATATTTGATTCTGTGGCGTTTTACGCGCTGTCTTGTTTCCGCTAATAACTCATTAAGCATTTGTTGATAGCGGTCACGTTGTTTTGTCCATTCGGACACTTGGTAAGATACCGATCGCCCATTAAAGCTAACTTGGCTTTGGGCGTTTTCGATTTTTTCATCAAGCTTTCGGATTTTTTCTTCGAGTTCGTCTCTTTCGTAGATAGCCATTTTTGCCCCAATAAAAAACCGCACTTTTTTACGGTGCGGTTAGTTAAGTAGTGGTAACTCAATTTGCAATTTATCTTCAAAGATTTTTAGTGTTGCTTCAAGCAACGGCTTTTTACCTTTCCATTCATTTAGCGCCTTACCACAAACGCTTGCTAATTGTTTTTCGGCTTTATGCTCGCCCAAGGCTTGGTAATATTGCTCGAGTAATGAGGCGTTACCTTTTGCCATCTGATCTGCCATGTAGTCAAAGGCTTTAATGTAAGATATTTTAATCCCCATTGCCTTTTTAGACTTATACCCCATTACTAATAGTAAAAAACCGTTTTTAGTTAATTCGTAGTATGGTTGCGGCTTTCCGTTCTGTAATTCATTGTTTTTAAAGCAAAGTCCAAAGTTGGATTTTGTAAAATCATCTTCTTCACAGTTTTCTAATAGCAATCTGATATCACGCATAACATGACTGTGCTGCTTGCTGAAAACTTTTGCCACAATTTCCGATGTTGTTACAGTTTGATGATCTTTGATTTGTATAAATTGTTTAAAATTTTCGGGATTTGCTAATTGCATTTTCTGCCTCCAGATTTAGATAATAAAAAGCCCCAACTATCTCTAGTCAGGGCTTGAGTTATTACCGCAACATACCCACCTTTTCATAGGCTCGGTATCTACCGATTTAAGGATGTTTGGGAGTTAAAGCCAACCGCTTTTTTTACTTCCGCCACTACTTAACCAGTTACTACTTTTTGATTTAGCTTTTTTGGCGGGTTTGGGTTTTATTTGTTGGATTTCTACCGCACTTTCAGTTTCTTCCTCTGGTGCGGATGAGTCTTTGCGGATCACGTTAGGGTTTACGCTTGGCAATTTCGCCCAGTATGGGACATTGTCCTCATCGCCCCACTTAATACGCTCATAACCACGCAAAATAGCGATCGCATGGGCATAGCAAAATAAGTCAAACGCCTCATTGTTGCCCTTACCTGGTTTACGCCATTTACCGTCTTGTCCGCGCTCCTCATAGGTCAGCTCATCAAAAAACCATTCGCCTAACCATGATGGGAAGTGAATGTAGTTGGCACCAACAGTCTCGCGGCTTAGTGCATTACTAATGCGATCTTTGAGTTGGTCTGTTTGAAGTAGGTATAGCGGCACATCACCTCGTGCTTTAGCATGACGATCTGACCGTGAGGTGTTATCAGGATAAGTGCGAGAAATCAGTTTTTGGCGTTTGGTACTATCACCTTTAACGAGATATACTCGTTTTGATATGCCATCACGCTTACATCTGCGCCAAAACTTATAGGCGTTATCTGTTACACCGTCCTCACCGCCACTATCCACAGCCATAGCAAGGATTGGCATGAATCCGCCATCTAATCCATCAATGCGATATTGCTTATTGAGCACATCACTAATGAGTAAATCCCAGTCCTCAGGGTAGGCGGACGGATCAATCGGGAGACTTTCCCCCTCTGAATTGCTCCGCATTGATGATTTAATGTTGTATCTATCAATGAGCCACCGTTCGCTGTTTTCGCCATATCCCACAATTTGGACTACAAAACGGCGATTCCGCCCACCCTGTACATCAACTGCAGCCAATAAAAAACGGCACCCATAAGGTACCGTTCTTTTTTCGGTTTCTTCGCGCCGCTCCATCAGCTCATCACTTCGGCGTTGCTCAAGTGCGGAGCGTGGTAAATAAGGCAATCCCCAGTCTGTATTTGTTACTGCCTTTAGCGTTTCTTCACTGCCAGTCATTTCAAATTCATGTTCAGCAGTGAGTAATTTATAAGTTAATTGCGCCCATGTTTGATAAGCGGCGGCAGGGCCTTCCAGCCAAAATGATGCAATACGAGAGTTTCTTCCCTCGCCATGGATTACACCGTCTTTATCTATCGTTTGCCCTTCTTTTAGCCATTTGCCGCCAATGTTTAATGCGCGTTTCTTGTCAGGATCTACGAGAGATTGACAATGTGGGCATTGTAAACGAGCGTTTTCACTTGCCTTAACATAATCAGTATCATCTCGATAGCCGACCATATTTGCCATTGATGGCTCAAACCATTCTTTACAATGTGGACATTGCCAATAGAATCTGCGTCTATCGCCACGGTTATATAGTGACAAAATACCTGTTGTTGGCGGTGCCTCGTGAGTAGTTTTTGGATGATGTTTTATATCAACAATATCCTTGCCTGGCGAACTCTCTACAAGTGTCATACCCGCACTCATAAATGTAGTCGTCCGTTTGGACGCTAAACTAAATCCGTCACCCTCGCCGTCCACATCATCGGGCCATCGGTCGTAATCTGTTAACGCAACGTATTTGTAATCGGACGATGACAATACGTTAATTGACGGCCAACCAATTTTTAATAGATTACCTGCTCTAAAATATTTATCGTGGACATTGTTATCGTTTTTACGCGGGCTTAATCTTTTTGCAATCTCAGGCGAGCATCTAAAAGTGCGGTCTAAACGTTTACGACTATGTTCACTGGCTTTCTCTTGTGTAAGTTGCACCAAGAGGAAATCAGACGGATCGCAAATAATCGCATAAGTAATCCAGCCATCAATCAATCCTATTGTTTTACCTGTACGAGCTGGCCCAACAAAAATTACTGCGTCATACTCACGAGAGTTTAGGCAGTCCATTGGATCTAGCATATATGCAGCAGTATCTTTATCCCATTTAACTGAGTTACCACCTCCAACAGGCACGCGCATATATTCTGCTACGGCTTCCGAT